GGTTTCCGCGCACGAGCTCGCTGTAATCGCATGACCACTACATCAAACCGCACAAACGCAAAGACTTCCAAAAGCGAAAGGCTACTTGGAATCAGCGATGTCGCCCAAAAGCTAGACATGAGCTATCACGAAGCGCGCAACTTCTTAGTGCGCGTTCCAGTGGCAAGCACTGGCGAGAGGGGCGCCCACCTTTACAAGCTTGAAGACATCACCAAGGCGCGCGAAGCCAACGCGGTTGAGGCAAGCAACGAGGCGCAACCAGGGACCAAGGAATGGCATGAAGTCGAGAAGATAAGGCGCCAAGTTGAGAAGCTAGACGTCGAGCTTGAGGGCATGCGCGGCAAGGTGTTGGACCGCGAAGATGTGCGCGCCGGCGTGATGGCCATCTGCCAAGAGTTCGCGAAACACCTGGATGAGCAAGAGGCCAAATTGCCGCCGCTTGTGGCCGGCCTGACGCCAACCGAGGCGCAGCCTATCATTGCCCAATACAACACCAAGGTGCGAGATGCCTTGAGCAGATATGCAGCGAATTATTAAAGAGTGCTGCAAGGTTGCATTTGCCGAGAAGGATGCCTCGACCATTCCAGATTGGGCGCTTGAGCATGTGCGCCTCCGCGAGTCGCCCTATGGCAACCAATTCAGAGCCAGCGAGACGCCTTGGCTAATTGAGCCGCTGGCCGCCTTTGCCGACCCAGGCATCGAGGAGGTAGTGCTTAATTGTGCCGCCCAAACTGGCAAAACAGTCTCGATGCAGGTGGCCACCGCCTGGGCTATTGCTAACCACCCAGGGCCAACCATGACGGTCATGCAGGACGAAGATGCCGCCAAGGACTTTAGCAAAGAGCGCTTGATGCCAATGCTCGAATCATGCGCACCCATTCGCGAGCAATTCCCACGAGACCGACACCGCAAGACCAACACCGAGCTTTTCCTTAACACCTGCACGCTCAAGCTTGGCGCCGCAAACAACAACTTTTTGCGCTCATGGTCTATTCGCTGGCTATTTGGCGACGAGGTTAGCGCCTGGCGGCCAGGCATGCTGGCGCGTGCTAGGGCAAGAACCACGCGCTATTGGAACCGCAAACATTGGCTGTCTAGCACGCCAGAGGAGGAAGGCAGCGACTTTGATGCGGCATTCCAAGCCGGCACCTGCGAGCATTGGCATTTGGTTTGCCTGGGATGCAACGAGCTATTTGCGCCGGCTTTCTACGAGGTTGTGCGCTGGGACGCCAACGATATCACCAAGCCAAACGGCGTTTGGATTATGAGCAAGTTGCCAAAACGGTGCGCATGGTATGCCCACATTGCGACCACGCCCACGACAACACCGAGGCCAATTGGAGGGCAATGAGCCGCGGCGGCTATCAGGCCAGCAACAGCAACCCAACACCAAGGGTGCGCTCGTTTTCATTCAATCAACTTGCATTGCCGCCGTCAGTGATGCCATGGGCTGACCTGGTGGTTGATTTTCTGCGAGCAAAACAGCACGCCGCTGCCGGCTACATTCAGCCGCTCCGCGAATTTGTGACCCTGAGATTGGCAGAGCCTTGGAAAGCCACCAATCACGTCGACATTGAAAAGGTGGTTGTCAAGGACTATGAGCCAGGCGCTGAATGGGAAGACGAGGCAACGCGTTTTCTAACCGTAGACGTTCAAGCCTACCTTGAAGAGTTTTGGGCGGTCTGCCGCTCCTGGTCAAAAACAGGCGGCAGCCGATTGCTGACATTTCGCCGCCTGACGTCATTTGATGACATCGAGGCCATGCGCAAGGAATTTAATGTTGCGCCTCAACGCACCTTTCTCGATGTCGGCTACCAGCGCGCCAGAGTTCTGGCCGAGTGTGGCCGCTATGGCTGGATGGGCATGAGAGGCGAAGACGTCATTGATTACGCGCACAACATAAATGGCCACACGGTTCGCCGAATGTTCAGCAAACCAACCCGCGTGAGCGCTACAGGGCGCACAGCGCCGCCAGTCTTTAGATGGTCAAATCCCACCACCAAGGACGTCTTGCAACTGCTCAAGAGCGGCAAAAGCCATCCATGGGAAGTGTGCGACCTAGGCGAGATGGCAGACGAATATGCCAAGCAGATTGATAGCGAACGCAAGCGAGAGGTGTTAGACAAACATGGCCGCACAACCTTGCGCTGGATTTCATTCCGCGCAAATCACGCCTGGGATTGCGAGCTGATGCAAGTGGTAGCCGCCTCTATTGCCAAGCTATTTTCCACCGCTGATTGAGTCACCGAAAGTGACAAATCGCACCATCTATATAGATGGCTAGCGATATAAGCGGATTTCTCCGACTTCAGTCTGATTCATGGTTAACAACCCTTCAACAGAGGGTTGCTGATGCCATATTGTCTGGCTCCGTTACCGTCTCGTTTTCCAACGCCAGCCAGAGCGGCACCAGAGAGCTTGTCATGCCTACCGACGAGCTTGCCGCACAACTCACCCCAATTTTGATTGAAAAAGGTCTTGTGACCGGCACTAAGCCGACCCGCATGACTTTTGCACGTTTTAGCAGATGAGCGGCCTAGTAGACCACAACGGGCGCCCCATCGCCATTGAGACCGCGCCCAAAAAGCGCGCCAGCATAACCAGCCATTATCGCGGCACGGAATCAAACCGCTTCCGCACATCGCTGCCTTACATTGTCAGCGATATTAGCAACACCTTGAACCGTGGAGCCAGGCGCCGGTTGATGGGATTTGCTCGATGGCTCTATACAAACAACGGCATGGTGCGCGGCGCGGTCAACGATGTCAGCCGCTACGCTCTAGGCACGGGGCTCAAGCCTCAGAGCCAAGCAGGCGAAGCAAGCAAGGCTTACGAAGACTACTTTGCCGAGTGGTCAAAGGTTTGCGATGTCGCGGGCCAATTTAATTTTGCCCAGATGCAGCGCCTTGCGTCCATCCGAATGGACGTTGACGGTGACATTGGTTTCCTGATGGTTGGCCGCCAAGACGCGTTCCCCCAACTGCAACTCGTCGAATCTCACAACATCATGAGCGAGGGCGCCCAGTATTATGGCGAGGGCCATGATGGCGTCACCGTCTCGCCCGCTGGCCGCCCTACTGCCTACACGGTCAAGGATGGCGATGATTACCGCTCAATTAGCGCCAACAATTTCATTTTGGTCTATGACCCTGACCGCGTTGCGCAACTTCGCGGAGTGTCAGCGCTCACCCACGCCATTGACCACATCAGGGACGCCATTGATATCTTAGAGTTTGAAAAGGTTGGCGTGAAGATGAACAGCGCCATCGGCATGGCCATCACCACCCAAGGCGGCATTGCTGACGATGGCACTAGCCTAATCGAAGACGGGTATGGCGCGGCTGATACCGGCACAGTGCCATGGGACACCTTCCAGGCTGGCATGGTGCCACGCCTCAAAATCGGTGAATCAATCGAAAGCTTTGCCAGCAACAAGCCATCACCGGCATTTACTGGCTTCCTTGAATACCTGATTCGCGATGTGGCTTTAGGTCTTGGCGTTCCTTACGAATTCGTGGTGGAACCCTCCAAACAAGGAACCGCCTCAAGGTTCATCCTAGAAAAAGCCGCCCGCCGATTTGAAGAGCGCCAAGACCTTCTAACCTCTCGTTTTTGCAACCGCGTTTGGGGCTGGGTAATTGCACGCGGCATTAAGCGCGGCGACTTGCCGCCATCAGACAATTGGTGGCGCGTTAACTGGCAGGCACCCAAGAAAATCACCGTTGACCTTGGCCGCGAAGCGCGCGCCAACCAGGACGCCATCAAGATGGGCCTGCGCACCATGCGCGAGGATGCAGGCGAACGCGGCCACGATTGGCAGGAAATGCGCGACCAGGTAGAGCGCGAGGCAAGCGACTTGTTGAGCCGCGCCAAACGCCTGGCTGATGAATACAGCGTCTCAATGGAAACCGCATTGCACCTACTAAGCCAGCGCACACCTAACCCTGTTTTTAATAATGAGAGCGAAATTGACGCATAAGTTGGCCAACGAGCCATGGGCCATCCGCCCAGACTATCATTCCACGCTCGTGGAGGCCGCCCATGCGTATCACTACGACGAAGAGGACGGCGGGCCATACGAGCCACCAACGCCCGAAGAGGTCGACGGCATTGCCATCATTCACATCCACGGACCCCTGGGCAAAATGCTCACCGATTGGGAGCTCATGTTCGGGATGACGGATTACGACGACATTGCCACCCAATTGGCCGAGGCAGACGCTAACCCAAATGTAAACGCCATCTTGCTGCACATTGATTCACCTGGCGGCACTATCACGGGTTTGCCAGAGCTCGCCGCCAAGATGCGCCGCGTTGAAAAGCCGCTTGTTGCCTACACGGAAGGCACCGCCGCAAGTGCGGCCTATTGGATAGCAAGCCAGGCCGACAATGTGTTGCTCAGTCAGAGCGCCGAGGTGGGCAGCGTGGGCGTATACATCGCATTGCTCGACCAGAGCGAATACCTCCGCAACCAAGGGCTGCGCGTTAACGCCATCGCCGCAGGCGACAACAAGCTTGATTACGCCGATTTCAAGCCACTGAGCGACGAAGCGCGCGAGCGCTTGCAAGCCAACGTCAACAAATGGCACGAGCGATTTAAGGGCGACATCAACATCAAGCGCGCTGTGCCAGACCAATCAATGACCGGCCAGGTATACGAGGGCATGGAAGCCATCGAGGCTGGCCTCGCAGATGGCGTGGTGGACG